GCCGTCGCACAGGTTACAAGGAGGGCACCGTTCGCCAGATGTACCGCGAGAACCGTTTGCCCATCAGGAAGAAAGAGGGCTTAAACGGCCTTATCGAAATCAACATGGTTGCTCTCACTATCGAAGCTGCGGCTGGCTGCGAAATCACAATGCAGGCTTGATACATCCATATTGGGATAACGTGAGGTATTAAGCATGTTTGATTTCAGTGTCTCCACACATAGCCATTTTGATGAAGCGTGCCGCGCGTTTTCCGCGAAACACAACATCATCCAACTGGCTAAAAAGGCGGGACTTAATCCGCAAACCATTCGCAATAAGCTTAACCCAGAGCAGGTCCATCAGCTTACCGTTCGCGAAATGCTGATCCTGACCGACCTGACGGAAGACTCAACGCTGGTAGATGGCGCATTGGCTCAATTGCAATGCTTGCCATGCGTGCCAGTGAACGAAGTCGCTCAGGACAATTTACCGGCTTATGTCCTCAAGGCTACTGCCGAAGTCGGGCAACTAGCTGCTGGCGTTGTCAGCCAGGATAAGTTCACCACTGCATGCCGCCGCGGATTTGTGCAGAACGTTAACGCCGGTATTCGTTGCCTTATGTTGGCTGCGATAGCTGTTCAGACGCGTGTGCACTCAAACCCTGCAATGGCTGGTACCGCTGATGTTTTGGGTGGGATCGGCGCATCAATTGGGGTGGTGTAGTTATGGCGTTTTCAGTGGCGCCGCTTCTAAAACGGCAAAGCCCTTCACACGCATTCGGTCACGGCTGGATTGCGGCTGAAAATGGCAGGCGCTGGCACCCGGCAAACTCTCAAGCCGAATTGCTGGCAGGTTTAACTGGCAATAGGAAACAAGCGACATGGCTTATAAAGCTGAAAGCATCACTGTTCAAATGAGCGCTGGGCAGCGAGTTAACGCGCTTAATCATATTGCCGCACTGCGTACCATGATGTACGGCGATTGCGGTAATGAGCTAAAGCGGTTCATCAGTGATATGCGTAATACTCGTGATCCACAGTACGAACAAAATAACCGGGCGATGAGCGCCATTTTCTTTCTGGCAAACATCAATAAAGAACGTCACAACGTTGAATACAGTGAATTGACGAGTGACGAAATTACGGCGCTGATAGGTGCAATGAATCACTTTCGCGCAGTCGTGAGTTTATTTCCCAAGAAGCTAACGCTTCCAAATTAATTAACCCGAAAAATAAATGGCGTAAACCCGCCGGGCATTTTTTTGCCCAAATTCTGGAGAAAGTTAAATGCGAAATATTGAAACCCGAAATTTTGAAGCCGATGCAGAAGTGCTAAACGCGATGCTGAGTAAGGCCAAAAGTGAGCAGCGATCAGATGATGCGCTGGCCGTATCCGTTCGCCTGGCAGCATTAGCGATTCACGCAAGAAACAAAGAAATGTCAGCTGCTGAAATTATCGAATTACTGGACAAAGAATCCGCACGCTTCGAGAACCAATCGCGGGAGCTGCACTAATGGCCGACTCAATGGATCTGGTTCAGCAGCGCGTTCAGGAAGAACTTGCGCGTAATCTGGCAACGGCTCTTCACCGTCCTGCAGGTGCGAGTGAATTTTTCTGCCTGTCATGCGATGCAGCTATCCCAGAAGCGCGTCGCCGTGCGTTGCCGGGGGTCGAGCTGTGCGTTACCTGCAAAGAAATTAGCGAACTGAAAAGCGTGCATTACAAAGGGGCCACGCTTTGAGAGTCCAGGTTGATGATCGCTATGCAGTGCGTGCGCTGAAATCCAGTGAGCCGGGCAAGCCGCAACAGTTGGTGCTGGAGAAATTCAGCTGGTTTGAGATTGATGGCGTTCGTCAACGCGTGCCGCAAACCATGGCCGTATATGAGTCGGCAGTGCTCCTCATGCGCGATTTGGCTGCTGATGTCATTGGTCGCCATGTGTTGCACGGCCATATGAAAACAACTGCGGCCTTTATGGCGGAAACTCGCCGCATTGCTGAGTTGGTTGAGGCTGCAGTGCAAGAGCTGGCTGAACTTCAGGCAGCGCATGTCTGAAAGCCTTCCTGATCTCCTTACTGGTGAATATCACGTCGTAAATCAGCAGCGGCGTGAAGTCTTTGGCATGTCCGCTCCGGCGGATATGTCCCTTTCTGAGCGCCGTCTCTGGAATGTGAATCCAGAGGACCACAACTGGCGCAGCCAATATCTGCAAAATATGCCGGATTATCTGGCCGGTTACTTTGTCGATCGCTACAGCAAAATCCTCTCAGCAAATAATGGCCGCCGTCGGGCCAATGCGTTTCTGCGCCAGACTATCGGCCAGAACGTATTGCCACGCCTGCAGCTGGTTCGCCGTCGCTATCGCCTTGATGAAGCCGCTCAACATGAACTGCCGTTCATAAAGCAGCTTGATCGTCTGCCTACGCTTGACCGGCAGGACGTGCGCGATCTGGCTTATAAAGTCGCATCCTACCTTTCGCTTAGTCTGGCTGAGTTTGTCGATAAAACCTCAATGCCACATGAAGCGGACGAGCAGACCATAACCTGCATTGCTTATCGCTACGTTGCTGAGCTGGCCGCATTGACCGGCACTCAGCCGCCATATTGGGCGGAGTTCAAAGCCTGCAAAGGTGAGCTGAGTCTGCGCAAGGCGCAATCCGGTTTGTTACGCATGATGGCGCCAGAGTGGTGGCGCGGCCGTCTTAAGCAGATGCGCGATCTCCAGCGCGAGCACATGGCAATCGCCGTTGGGCAGGTGCAAAAATCTGCTTCGCCTTACGTTTCACGCGGCACACTGGCGGAATGGGTCGAGCAGAAGAAACGCAATCGCGAGTTCTTCAAACGCTACGACCTGATGAACAAAGAAACCGGTGATCGTGTCGCGATGGATGAGATGGTAAACCGCAGCACCGCGAACCCGGCCATGCGCCGCCGTGAACTGATGACTAGAATGCGCGGCTTTGAAGACATCGCCAATGAAAGCGGCTGCGTAGGGGATTTTTATACAATCACCGCGCCGTCGCGTTATCACTCCGTTTACAGCCAGGGTGGTTTCATTACCAAATGGAACGGCTCAAGCCCGCGAGATACACAGCGCTACCTATGCCGCGTTTGGGCGCGCATCCGCGCCGCACTGTCACGCGAAGAAATCCATGTTTTCGGTTTCCGCGTCGTTGAGCCCCATCACGACGGCACGCCACATTGGCACATGCTGCTGTTTATGCTGCCGGAACATCGCGAGCGTGTGCAGCAGATCATGCGTGAGCACGCCAGCAAAGAAGACGCTGAAGAACTGAACACGGCGCAGGCGCGCAAAGCGCGTTTTCACGTTGAGCCTATCGATCCCACCAAAGGCAGCGCCACGGGTTACATCGCTAAATATATCTCCAAAAATATCGACGGCTTCGCAATGGACGGCGAGAAGGACGATGAAACCGGCTCAAACATGCGTGATATGGCGAAAGCTGTTTGTGCGTGGGCTTCTCGCTGGCGCATCCGCCAGTTTCAGCAGATTGGCGGCGCGCCGGTCACTGTTTGGCGCGAGCTGCGGCGTCTCGGCGATACGCGCTTATCAAACGAGAAGATGGACGCCGTGCTGGCATCTGCTTCCGTTGCCAGCTGCTGGGCGTCTTACACCATGGCGCAGGGCGGCCCGCTGGTCGCGCGTGAAGATTTGGTGATCCGCCTCTGCTACGAAATAACCGAAATGGGTAACGAGTACGCGGAAGACGTGCAGCGCGTACAGGGTATTTACTCGCCTCACTATCAAGATTCTGAAGTATTCACGCGTCTGGTGAAGTGGGAAGCCGTTGCCAAATTAGCCGACGCGTCAGCGGAGGCTGGTCCTTCTGGCGGCATCGCCGCCCCTTGGAGTTCTGTCAATAACTGTACGGGGCCGGAGCGCCGACGGTTAGAGCTGGAACTAAAAGCCCGTGGTTTTGAGGGGCATGAAGAGGAGATTAGCCTCCTTTCCCGAGGGTGCAGCATAAATTCCGGCGCGCGAATGCGGCTTTTTTACCGAAACGGCAGACTCCAGGAACAAAAGATAACCATCTGATTAACCCAGAGGATTTCTCACGGAAGGTAAAAAAACATTTCACATTTCGAAACTCATAATATACTGTACGTATAAACAGTTGTTCATTGTGCGGAGGGAATATGCAGGATTATTTTTTGGAGTCGATGAAGCTCCAGCGTATTGATTTATTTATGAAACTTGTTGCGGCTAGTGATTGCACGGATGACGAGAAGCAGCTAGCCATTCAGTGGGTCTCTGAACTGACCGATGAGCTGATGCGAAAAGTCAGAAGCCACGAATATTCGCGCATGATGCACGCTTCCGAATAGTCTTATCGGGTGTCACGCGTAGCGAGATGTGATCGGATGAAAACTTCAAATCAGGCCGGGATGCTTACGGAAGGTGAGTCCGAACATAACGAGAGTTGCGAGGCGTTAAGCCATGGCTAAAAATCCCGAAAAATTCCAGATCGTTTACCGAGGTGAGGTACTCACTTACTACAAGCCAGGTGAATGGGTGTTTTTCCAACGGCCAAAAGAATGCGGCGGGGGTTACTGGCTCGGTAAAACCTACGACTTCGTTTTCATGCTTGAGATTCCATATCCCATTTCTTTACGGCAGGGCATGGATTTTCTGAATGAAGCAGAAGGAATTGGCATCCACAAATCAGCTTCTGTGGACGACTTCAAACTGGAGTGATGAGTGCATGACTATGCCGCATGAATTCGCATGATCCGAAAAGGATCGCTTTACCCTCGGCCCGCCAGTTCTGGCGGGCTTTCGTTTATGTCATGCAGATGCATGAAAACCACATCATAAAGCGGGCAGGCGTGGCGGGGGTACGAGCGCGCGCTAAGGACTGAGAATGGACATCTTTTCGAAAAGTGTGTAATTGCTATGCCGCATTCAAAAAAGTGTGTAAAATTAGAGTAATTCTTAGATGACTGTGAGGCGAG